GGAGGACCAAAATTACACGGAACATTCATGATTTCTGTTACGTGTTTGGAAAGAATCGAAGGTTCAACACAAGAAACTTGTTTTGAACGTAATTTCGTTGCACCAAAGACACTAATCGCTGCTTCAGGACCAAGCGATTTTATGTATTTGGATTTATCATGCACCTCCGTAGAAGCAAGCACAGTGCGACCCAGCTGCTGTTTAGGCAGTTCTGTCGCCTGTGCTAAAACCACAACACCATCTTGCTTACCAAGTGTTGTGACTGCTTCTAAATAACGAGGGAGCGTCAGAGTTTGCATGATCCCATAACCTGAACCATTACCTCCTATGTGAAATCCTAGGATAACTGGTTCTTTCTTTTTTGCAGTAATCATTCCCATACATGCACCGTCAATTGCTTGTGATGAAGTATAATCTCCACCTTTCATGGCTCTGTAACGATGTGCAACATTTTTCATAGTTGCACATATCGTCTCAACTGTTAGTTGACCATCCTTTCTACGAATGTAGAAGTTGGCAACATTACTACCAGTTGGATGAGTCAAAGGCAAAAATTTCCACGCACTTTTGACATTATCAAGATTTGGAACATAAACCAATCTCATATCCAAATCCTCAAATAAATAGGAATGACAGGCTCTTTCAGCACGAAATTTGAAATAGCCTCCTGCACCTTTGGATGTTTTTATAACCTCCGCATTTACCCAGGGGCTCGGTGTTTTAGTCATATCACCGCCTGTGTAAAATATGTGTTCCGGCATAAGCACAAAACCATTTTGGAAGCTCACCACATTACATCCAGTTCGAGAGCCATCCTCTCGTTCAAATGTGGCCCACCACAAATTCTTAGGAAGAGTTTCGGTCACTTGCTCGACAGAAACATGTTTAACAGCACTTGTACTTTCATATTTAAATCCTGTTGAACCTAACCAATTTTCAAACCAACCCTTGGATCTATTAATAGCATCCGGGTTGTCTAAATCTTGGGTTTCTATTCGTCGAGTGTTCCACATATGTAAGAGCTTAACTCCAATGACAAGCGATGCTGACATCAAAGCATATTTTGGAACACAGCCATCTCGAACTTTCTTCACATAAGTCGGTAAGGCATCTCTGCGTTGAGCGTATTCTTGACGAATCTGTATTTTTCGCGCACAATATCCTGCGTATAATACACATCCACCACCTGTTGATATCATGGAAGTAATCAACCCTCCACGCCAACTACGCTTATAAGCCGAAATGCCAAACCCAATCACCGTACCAAATGCAAGCTTATGCAAATAATCACGGTAATTGTACATTGCAGCTGATGATTGCCAATAATCTACTGCTCCTTGAAAGTACTTAGAAGAAAATAGAAAATCTGGCACCATCGCGACCATCCACGGTGTTGCAAATGAATTGAGATCATTTTGCAACTCGTTTGCCAGTTGCTGCGTTGCTAAACGTTTAATGGGAGAGTAGCCCAATAAATTGTTTAGCCAGCTAACTGGCGAGATCCAAGATTTCGCATACGAAACCAGTGATTGTTTAGCGGCGTCAACTACGACGTCGCCAAGAGCCTCAAAGGCATGTGGTTTAATTTCCTCACATGTAACCTTCTCCGGTTCCTCATCACAATAACACAAAGGTTTAGGCAGCGAACACTTGGGGCAGTACTCAATTGCGTCAAATTCCATCGCTTTTCTGACGACTTTTTCCTGCACAACTTTGTGATTGCGCGACAATGCCACAACAGCTTTTAAAAACTGTGAAAGTGACAAATTTTCACAAACAACACGTCCTTCATCAAGTTCCACCACAACAGGTTCAAATCTGTAACCAATCTTTCCTTCTCTAATAGCGTACGGGATTACTTCTTCAATTGTAAGGTCCCACACGTCTTTGAGAATGCTCTTATCCGCTAAAATTTCAGGATGAGATGCATTAAGACTTACAGATCCAGGTTTTCTGTACTTGGGTTTCACAACTACGCCTATGTGATAAAACCGTCGCAAAACGGCTTCAGGTGCATTGCTATATAGCTCTGCATCCAACCCTCGCACATTTGTGGTAATAACACCGCATTTAAATTCGATGAAAACCACGCCTTTTTCCTGTATTTCGGCTTTTATGGCCTGTGCAGCCATATTATTAAAAAACTTGATAAGCCTATTGGCAGGAGTGTCTCCGTTTCCACCGGCAAACTGAGCACACATGTTAGCAAAATCGTCAATATATACTCCTTCGATATCTGAAGTATATGTAGACTGGTATTTATCAGCATCATCCAAGGTAATAATCCTACTAGGATTTGCTTCAAAATCCATTGCTCGCAGTGAAGTGTTCATAACCAATTTTGACAGAGTTGACTTCCCCACTCCTGAAGGTCCTGACACGGACCAACCCATAGGTGCAAATCGCGTGTTTGTATTTCTGCGTTTTGCAATCACTTTTTCTTTGATTTCAACAAGTTTTTCGTACTTTTGTTGTAACCAATGAGCTGTTGTTCCATCAGGCTTCACTTTTTTGAGAGAAGTTACTAAAGCTAAAGCCTGATCTGTTTTCTGTTCAAAAGCGCCCAAATCAGCATAATTACCTGCCATTGCCGAATCGGCATAAGCAGAAACGTGATCATATAGAATATGAAATTCACGCATACGCTG